TAACAACTTAAAAACAGAAGATATGAGTAAAAGAAGAATTTGTCAAGTAACACAATTGACTTCAAAAACAACTTCAGTCGATACACAAAGACACTATGAAGGAATTATCACAACTGTTGCCTTAACTGATGCTGCCGATTCTGGTTTCGTTTTTACGGTAAACAATGATGTGGTACAATCAGTAACGCAAATTAACCTGACTACGGAATATCCGTCATTAACAGGTAATAGCTCAAGAGCCGTAACTTTAACAGGTACAAGCGGAACTGCAAATATTGTAGTAGGAGGAACTAATTATTTAGCTACTTTCACAACAAATTTAACTACATCTGCAAATAACTTTGTAACTTCTCACGCCGCTACACTTTTAGCACTTGGAATTACGGTTACTGCTAGTTCAGGAGTTTTAACTTTTGTTGCTGCAACAGCTACTTTTCCGACAATTACAGCAGCGAATGTTTCCGGAGATTTAGCAGCTACAATCGCATCGGTTTCAGCGATTTCAACTACCGGTTTGCCAATTGCAACTCTTGAATCATATACAAAAGGTTCATTTGTAGTAAGAGTTACAAACGTCGGAACAAGCGCACTCAATAAGTTTGCTAAAATTCATTACAGAATCGTTCACAACTAAAAAAAAACAACTCTTTAGAAAGTAAAAATCCTCTTAATAACTAAGAGGATTTTTTTTGTTTAAAATTTCATATCTTTGACATTATATTTTAATTAAAATGAAAGGATTATCTCAAGACTTAGAAGTAGCGGTTTCTAATGCTATCGACATTTTAGGATTTGTTGTAGATATAGACAAAGTAGATTCTGATGAATTAGAGTCTATAATGAAATCTAAAGCAGACTCTTTTCTTTATAGCAAAGAACTTATTCTTACTTGGCAAAATTCCCAAAACTCTCCAAATGATGCTAAGTTAAAAAAATACATAGAAAAATTAATTAAAGCAGGAGAAAACTCAATTTTAGATTTAAGACTTGGGCTAAGAAAAAAAATTGATCCTGACAAAGTCGATGCTAAAAATTTAGGTAAAGCAGTAAAAGCAAAACCTATTTTATATAAAGCAATTACAGAATTAGATTCTGGACTTATTCAATTAAAACTACAAATAGAATCAAATAATTTTGATTTAAAAGCAAGGGAATTCTCTCGTGGATTTCCAGAGAAATTTGCTAATCAAGAATTTTATCCTGAAAAAGACTATTACAAAGAATGGTATAACGAGGAAGAAGATGCCGTAATGATTTGTCCTAAAGGAACAAAAGGAGAAATCATTGTATTAGATGGTCTTAAAATACAATTACCTGCTCCGCCTAAAAACAAAAAAGATATTTTATTTAGTAAATTACCGATTGAAGAGCAATATTGGAGAAGACAAGAACCGCCTGTCGGATTAAGTCCATTAACTCAAGATGAATATGCTGATTATATCTTAGAAGAATTTAAAAGACGCAGGGAAGGTTTATTTTTTATGAATAAAGGGAAATGCGAATGGCTTTGCCCCGCTCATTATATTGGATTGCAATGGAATAAAATGTTAGATAGTGGTTCTTATAAAGAATTTCGTCTAGCTCAAAGGGATATGTACTATTTTACATTGGCTTGTATAGTTGACCCAAGATGTGTAGGAGAATTGTTTGTAAAGTCGAGAAGGACCGGATTTACTGAGGAAATCATTGATTATTTTGTAAATGATTCTACTTCTATGAAAAACGCTTTAATGGGTATTACTTCTAAAACAGGAGATGATGCTCAAGAAGCTTTCTTAAAATACTCTTACGGAATTCAAAATTTACCATTCTTTTTTCAACCTGTTGTTAAAGGAAAAATTGACGACAGAAATAAAATGGAATTTGGTAAAGTTTCTGATAATACTAAAGAAGCAAAAAAGAAAAAAGATACAGCTACCGACGATTACTTAAACACAAAAGTAGATTGGATGAACTCTACAACTCTTGCTTATGACTCTAAAAAATTAAAAAGATACTTGTGTGATGAAGCAGGAAAAAGAATCAAACCACAAAACATAATTGACCACTTTAACAACGTGAAGCCAACAATGATAACGGGAGGTCGAGTAGTAGGAAAAGCGTTTTTAGGTTCAACACTTAATCCAAAACAAGATGGCGGTCAAGAGTTTGAAGATTTATATTGGAACTCAAGTGTTTTAAAACGAAATCAAAACGGAAGAACTACTACAGGACTATATTCTTACTTCTTGCCTGCGCATCACAATATGGAGGATTACACCGATAAATATGGAGTTTGCCATCAAGTAGTCGCTCCTGGAGATTTCTTTTATAATGCTCAAGGAAATAAAAAAACAATTGGTTCGCTTCAATTTTTACAAAACGAATTTGACATAGACTAATTTTTATGAATTTACAATCTCCTTTTAGAATAGGAATAAAACCTAAAGATGGAAAACAATATGTTGATGAATTGCAAATTGGCGATTCTAAAATAATTGTAAATACTTCAATAGAATACGCTAAAGATGTAAATAGAGTTGGAGTAGTTTTCTCTTTGCCATTTCATTATAAAGGGAATTTGCAAATTGGCGATGAAGTAATAGTCCACCACAACATTTTTAGAATAACTTTAAACGACCAAGGAGTACCAATGCAATCTAACTATCATTTAAAAGACGATTTATTCTTTGTAGATGATAATATGATTTATTTGCAAATTCGTGACGGAAAAATGATTGCATACGGAGATAATGTATTCGTAGAACCGATAATTGAAAATGATTATTGGCTTGGAGAACAAATTGTAGAACGTCAAGGAATAGTAAAAATTACGAATCCGTCACTTAAAAAAATAGGTGTAATTGAAAACACAAAAGTAGTATTCAGAAAATTCTGCGAAAACGAATTCAATATCTTTGGAAAAAAATATTACAAAATGCAGGATAAAAGAATTTTGGCTATTTTAAATTAAAATAAATTGTTTATATTTGCATAAATAAATCGCGTGAAGGTGTAAAGGTTGCATAGTAGGCTCATAACCTATATGGGGTGGTTCGAATCCACAACACGCTACAAAGCAGGTAAGGTTACCTTATCATCTTTATAACATAAAATAAATGGTCGGCAAGCTTTAATTTTTATGTTTTCATACACAACCACTTCTAACGAGGTGGTTTTTTTTATTTCATAAATCCGCCAATTAGAAAATTTTTACTACATTTGTACTCTAACAACTTAAAAACAGAAGATATGAGTAAAAGAAGAATTTGTCAAGTAACACAATTGACTTCAAAAACAACTTCAGTCGATACACAAAGACACTATGAAGGAATTATCACAACTGTTGCC